ACCACCGAGATCTACACGGTTGGTAACACTCTTTATCTTTGTCCAGCTGATTGTTCCGTCTTCATTATGCGGCAGAAGATTTTCTGAAAGATTATATGCTTTATTCGCCTTATCTAATTTATTCGGGTCAATACACATTTTCGCCGCATGTTCAATATCCATTGTAAGATTGCTTAGTCTATTGGCAGTTCCTTCCAGCGAACCATAAATCGAATTTCGATATTCAATCGATATATTATATCCGTCACCGTCTTTTTCCAGTTTCAATTTTGCCATGGTATCTTTATAGAAATTACTTGCCGTAGCAATTTCTGCACATGAATCTTCACCGTCAAATACGCAAGTAAAGAATGCGACTAATTTTTCGAGATAATCAAGAATACCCCAGTCGATTAAGGTATTGAGATAACCTTCAAGAGCCATTTTAAGCGTTTTTATTTTCCTGTTGACCCATGAATAATAACCTTCGATTTGACTCTTACACCAAGAAAGAAGATTCTTGATATATGCGATACCGAAATCTACCGTAAAACCGGCAGAGCAAACAACTTGCTGGAACTGCGAGAAGTCAGAAATTATATTACGAATATTGGATGCCAAGTCGCCAAGTTCATTACTTCGACATTGATTATCCCACCATTCAGAAAGTTTACGGAATAGGTAAGAATTCGGATCCAATAATTCATTGAGCAATGCCAAGCATTTCCATAACCTGTTACACCAGAAAGATTTATCAGTACCGAAAATCCATTCATAAAGCATGTCGAATAGTTCTTTTTCGTACTGTTTGACAAGTTTTATCGTCGTATCGATTACGGTGTCAATCATAAAATTGCATACGGTTATTGCCGCAGTTGCAATTTTATCGATACCTTCAAGCAAATTTTTTGCAGCAGCAGTATAACCCTCTAATGCTGCTTTAATTATTGATAACGTACCGTAAAGATATGTACAGATAAGACTCGTTACTTTCATATTACATTATTTATAGTATTGTCTAAAGGCTTAGGTTCTCGGTAATCGCCCTCGAAGAAATCGAAGAATACTGTCCCGTCATATCTTTCATATTCGATAGCATAGACATCACGTTGCGATGTCGGGTAAATATTATGAATCTGCAATTTTACCGGGCCGTTAATCGAATGATGTCCATAATGGCATTTAGGATGCCAGATTAAATGATGATGTGTGGGACAAAAAGAAAGAACTACTTTACTGTTCAAACGGTTTCCGAGTTCTTTCGGAACGATATGATGATATTCAATTTCGTCACGCTTTGTAGTAGTATACTGGCAACCTGGCCAATGACATGTATATTTAATTTCCATGCATTATATATGAAAAGAAACCGACCATTGTGGTCGGTTCTTTAATTTTTATGTAGACTTGATTAGCCTTCGTCAATCATGACGTCGATACCGAGATTCTTGATAGATTCGATAGCGTCATTGACCTTAGCCGGCGTACCAGTGATGGTATAGCTCAAGTTGTCGCCTTCTTCGAAGGTAATGTCCTTCTTCTTAGAAAGAACGTAGTCAGCAACGTCTGCGTAGTCATCTTCGTTACCGTCGACATAAATCGTAGTAGAAATCTTCGTGCTAACCGGACGACGTTCGCGTTCCTGCTTGTTAACAGACCAGCCACGACGTTCAGCGTTAGCGAGAATACCAGCAGCCTTAGTCGGAGTGGTAGAGAAGCTAACGGTTCCATCTTCGTTCTGAGTGAACGGGATGTTAGCGAGCTGGAGGTAACGAGTGATAGAAACAACCGGCTTGCCGTTCGGGTCGACAACGTAAGTGTCAGAGTTACGAGAACCGCGAGAACCAGCAGTCAAACCGTTAATAGCGGAATCGAGAGCAGAGAGTTCAGTTTCGAATTCGTCAGCGCCTTCCATTTCCCAAATCTGTGCGAGCTTGTTCTTCATGGATTCGATAGCACGTTCACCACCACCAGAACGACGAGAGTTCTTAAGGCAATGGATTGCACGCTTGATGTCGCCGCTAGCAACTGCAGAATTGAAGTCCATACCGTCCTTAGCGCCGTGAGTAGAGTTAGCGGTAATGATGAGATTGATGTCATCGTTATCGAGTGCTTCGTCGTACTTACCAGCGATAAACATGTTATAAACCTTGGTATCAGCTGCGTTAGCTTCGCCTGCATCAACTGCGTCCTTAAGGTCATTCCAGTTGGCAACATAGTTGTCATAAACGCCAGCCTTATCACTAATGGAAGAAGACTTAGCCTTACCAGACTTAAGGTTAGAACGCTTAGAGTCCATAGAGTTAATCATACCAAGAACGCTCTTACCGAGGGCAGTAACACCTTCGACCTTCTTAGCCATTTCATTAAGAGCGAGCTTTCCCGGAATACGAGCAATGACAGCTTCGCAAATACGGTCGAACTTAGCCCATGCCGGATCTTCAGCAACAGTATAACCGACTGACTGAAGAAGTTTAGTAGCTTCAAATAGATTCATTTGTAATTCTCCTATAATTTCTATTTTTATATTTTATTTATAATTGTTTGAAAATAAAGTTTGATTTTTCTAAATTATTTATAAATAATAAAAGAATTAGGAGATTTTTATGAGATTAAATGAATCAGAAAATGCAGAAGTAGTGGATTTTACTGAAATTCCGCTTGATTATGACGCCATTGCATATGCAGTTAAGACTACAAAACCGGAAGTTACTCTTTATTTCGACAAGTCTGGTATAATTTCCGATGTCGATACCATTGAAATGCAGGTTTTGGCTTCTTCGGCAATTCCGTCTAAGGTTTATATCGGTGTCGAATATGATCCGGTAGAATATAATACGGAATTTTCACTTGACAGTCTTACTGCTGATGTTTATGAAATTGAAGAAACAGATTCTGGATATTCTTTAACAACAGATGATTTTGACAATCTTATTAAGGCAGGTTTTACTGGTACATTTAACCGTGAAATTATTTGGCCATTTGATAATGCCAGCGTTCATGACCAGCTTAATAAAACACTTGATAGGCTTAAATTTTTTGAATCAAAGATTATCTATTATGTTACAGGCCAAATTCCTGGCGCACAACAGAAAAAGAGCCCGCTTCCAGGTATTGAACTTGCAACCGGTTTTAAGGCATTACGTGATGAATACCTTAGTGACGCAGGTGAAAAACAAAAAGTCCAGCGTATTCGCCAAGGCCGTACAAATCTTGAAATGCTTGTCGATGCAATCAAGAAATATCCAAATGTTGAAAAAGTTCAGATGATTAACAAAAATGCTGGTCGTGACTATACTAAGGAAGTCATGATTGTCGCTACTGTCAACAGATGGAATCCACGTCAGAAGAAACGTATTCCGGAACGTACGATTATGATTCTTCGTAGTAACGACGCCGGTACCCACATGTATGCATACAATAAGGCTCAGGCATTCAACGGCTATGAAGCTCGTTCCTGGGAACTTATGAACAAGTGGCTTAAGAATTCTCTCCAGATTGCTTATTCTAAGGATGAAACCGAAGTCAAGGACGACTGGGGCAAGGATATTGATTCTGCCGAAGCAGCATCTCTTGGTATTGAAGAATCTACCAAGTCTAAGAAGAAAGGTATGAATCTTTATGAAGCATCCAATATTCTTAAGAAACTCGGAATGAAGCTTATTAAGTAAAAATAATTAAAAATTAAAAAACCGGTCAAATGACCGGTTTCTTTTTATATCAGGAATTCATCCATCGGATTTTTTTCAAGTACCAAATGCTGATTTCCTTTTATCCATCCAGAAATCTTATACATTGACTCGAATAGGGCACAGAAAGATTTACGGAACATTGTCTCATAGTCGACAGTAAACATTTCGTCAAATTCTTTCGGCCAAGTTTCAAGGAATGCGACAAAGTTGACAGGCTGAAGTCCAGGCTTGCCGACTTCTTTATACTTGAACTCATTATTCGGCAATACGTAAATATATTTCATCTTCGTATTGTTGCTGATAGGAGTAAGCTTAAGTCGTTTCTTGGCTAAGATATAGTTATATGTCAATGCAGCCTTTGCACCGAAAATAACTGCTGTATTTTCACCCTTATCAAATTCAAGGCCATTCTTGAGGTAGTAGTCAATATCATTCGGGATATATTTCTTATAGTTCGTAATACCGATAACTGCTGAAATTTCATCAATCGGGGTTCTACAATACTGTTCATATATCTTCATGATTTCCTTATCGCAATAGTCCCTTTTTGCTCCAGCGCAAATTTCGAAAGCAAGCTTTTCAGCTGCGACCTTACAGAAGTCAGGCATCGTAGACTTCTTAATAGGCACGCCCATGATTTTGTGCTTCGGCTTGTCGAACGGGTACTGATGGCCTTCCTTATCGATAATATTTCCGATATAAAGCTTTCGAGCGAAGCAGAACATATTTTTAAATATGTTTTCGCGGTTAAACTTAATCTTGTTTGTCGTCTTGGTTTTCTGGGCACGAATCTGAAGAATTCTATCAAAAAATCTCTGGAACAAGTCTTCACACTTCTTATAGAAATCTCGATATTCTTCTTCAGTTTCAATCTTAATGCCAGCCTTTATAAGACGGTGCTTAAGTTCGACCAATGAAAAGTAAACAGAGTCAGTATCATTATGGACTGCACAAACGTCTCGCCCAACAACGGTTAACGGTTCTTTGTTTACTATTTCGAATTTTTCTTCTTTTACATCATCAATTTTTTCAAATTTCATCTTCAACTCCGAGCAAATCTGTTTCCTTATTGAATTCATGTGCCCTGATAGTCATTTCTGTTCCATTACGCATGACCGTAATCTTGTCATAATAGAAGAAAGTATGTTCCTTACCGCCAGCAGACAGAGTGACCTTATAATATTCCTTTTCTACGTCCTTAATGATAGCCTTAGAGACGTAATATTCATTGAGGTATCTAGTTAACCAGTCACGAAGAGTAACGCGTGCAGAGCGGCATATAACGCGAGCACAGTCAGGGTCATAGAGATGGAAGCCAGTAGCAAGGCTTACACCGTAAACAGAGTTAATAATAATCTTCTTAACACCTTGACGGTTGTCATACAGGTTTGCAAGTTCTGTATTTCCTGCATTTTCAGCTTCTTCCTGTAAGTCCTTGTAATGCTTACGTTCATCAAACACCTTCTTAACGACGTTCGGAAGGATTGCATCATCGGTTCTCAAGAATCCTACTTCGTTAACGTCTGTAAGAATAACCTTTCCGGATTCAATATCTTCCTTGCGAGGATGAATGACCTTACATTCAGGCGAGATATTAAATTGCATAATATGGTGCGGATATGAAGACGTAATATCGAAAGACATATCGTCGTCATGTCGACCAGGATAGTCATAGCAATAACCTGCCTTAACCTGGAATTCCGGGAACGGATGCGGCCATTTCTTGAATTCCTTATAAGCAGCCTTGAACATATCCATCGATGTCTTCTGAACACCTTTGATTTTCTTCGGCTTCCAGAGCTTTACGATTTCATCATTGAATGCGGTAAAATCCTTACCTTTGGAAATATCATACATTATCAGGTACTTACGGAATTCCGGATTATCGTCTTCCCATTCAGTGTTCTGATAGTAGATTGAACCGTCAGGTTGCGGAATCTTATAACATTCTTCCTTGGCCCACCAGTCTTCATGGTTTTCTTTCTTATCGTTAAGAACACGGTTAGTCTTGTGCAAGAAACGAAGGATATAACCAGTAGTGGTCGGAACCTTATTATAAATCTTGTCAAGTGTAACAATGCAATCGTAGGCATATTCGATAATAAGTTCAAAAAGCTTGAGCTTATAGAAGAATCTTTCAAGTAGGGTAACGTCCTTGATATTATAGCATACGAAATTGTTCCAGTCATTCTTATACGCTTCGTTAATAGAACCGTCATATTTTAATTTCTGGTCACCGAGAACAAGGTTAGCAACAAAGTTCAAAGAGTAAGAAGGCAGAGGGTCATGTTTACCGAAAGTCTTATACAATTCCATGAAGTCTATAGAATAAAGACCTGGAATTTCAAATGTAGCGCCGAGGTCGACACCTTCGAGTTTTCTGTCACGAATTTCATGCTTGACAGGATCCATTCCGAGAGGAGACAAAGCTCTTTCCCAATAGATTGTCTTCTGTGTAATTGCACGGAGTTTTTCACAGCGGTTAATTATATACGGAATATCGTATGAGACAGAGTTCCAACCCGAAATAATATCGAAATCCATAGACCTAAACCAGGAAGCCCATTTACGGATTAGGTCCTGTTCACTTCTACAATAAACATAAGTAGTATCTTCAAGCTTGTCTTTGTCACCAGTATATGGCTTTAAACCGAACGTAAAGCGCTTCTTTTCGCGAGTTGAGTAGCAGGTAATAAGATTTATAGGCCAGTCTGCTTTTTCAGGCGCAGGGAACTCATATGACGCGAAACATGAGTTAGCGAATTTAGTCCAGACATTATTCTCTATATCGAAAACTTCATAATCGTCTTTCGGATATTTCATATCGAAATCATAAAGCTCGACAGTCTTGAATATCTGTTTGTCGAGATTACGAATTTCAATCGGCTGGTCGTCATAATATTTAGATGAACCAGCAACTTCAATATCGAATAAGCAAATGTTCCAGTCGTTAATATCGACTTCAAGGTTTGCAAAGTCATAACGTTCATGCATGAACTTGACTTCGGGACGAAGGTCAGATTCAGCAATGATACAGTTTGCACTCATCTTATGCGGTTCAATCTGTTCTTTTTTAGTATACGGGAATTTTTTGACTGGATTCTTGTAAATATCAGTAATATTCGATTTTCCGGTAGGATCCGAGACATAACACCAAGGCCTATAATCATATGTGTCCCAATTTCTTGAGCCTTGTTCCTTTAGTAATATCTTATTCTTTATCCTATCGTAATAACAATTTTTAAAACCTATCTTTGTCATATATACCACCTATATATTTTACATAAAATATAGAAAAATAACACGGTCCATGAGACCGTGCCATTTTTTATTGAGAATTTCCTCAATTAGATGTGAAGAGCTTTAATGAATGCGGCAATATCAGACATAGCCTGCATATAGCCGTTCTTGAATTCAATCTTTGCTTCAGGAACAGCGGTCTTCTTAACTTCGTCAAGACGAGCCGGAATAAACTGCTTGATAGCACGGATAGAATTAACAAGGACATCTTCCGAGTCAATAGCATCATTAAAGTTATTTGCATTACTGGTCATAGTTTTTTCTCCATTTATCTTTTAGTTAACCATATATTATAGATTCGAGTATCTTCTTGTTGCTTCCTGATATTTTCAGGAATTAACTTTTGATATTCTTCCGGAATATCCGATAAATCAGGCGCCTGTTCATATTGGGACCAAGCATCCTGTTGTGCAATTTGCTGAGCGATCTCGGGCATTCCCTCGAGAGCTGACTCTATGTCAATCGGCTTATTTTTATCGTGTTTGTACTCTGGAATCATATCTATACTCAATTATACCTTTAGACAAGTCATACTCTGATAATTTCACCTGAACTCTATCGTCAGGGAGTATCTTAATACGATTTATCCTGATTTTACCGCATATTGTACATAGTACGACAAAATCGTTGTCAAGTTTCACGTCAAACATCGCGTTGGCTCGCGCTTCAAGAACTGTGCCATCTACGAAGATTCCGTCTTTAGGCTTTTTAGGACCTTTTTTGTCTTTCTTCTTCATTATTTATTTTTTCTTTGTTCGTTTCTTAGTAGTTTTCGTAGATTTTTCCGGTGCCTTGACAATTTCAACCGGGGCGTCGACTACAGGATCGTCGACAATTTCTAAGTCTTCACTAGGAGTTATGCTGTCGTTTTCTACGAGCTGTTCTGCATGCGGCTCAAGCTGTTTGACTTTTTGACTTGTAGCAGCATCCATTTTTTCTCGTAGCAGTTGTGCATTAGCTTCTATCTGTGCAAGTTTAGTATTGGCGGTCTTAGATTGCTTTTCATTTTGACAAAGAAGAGCATCACTAAGTAAGCTGGAATCCGCCATTTCGTTCATCTTGATGAACTGTTGGTTTAAAGATGCAGTCGGTTCATCGTTCGGCATTTCGATAGACTCAGGCTCAAGTACCTGCTCATTATTATTTTCAAGTTCTCCATTATCAGCGGTTTCGTATGATTCATTAGTCGGAGGAACAGGATTATATACTGGCTTTTCAACTATTCTTTCTACCGGCTTTTCCACATACTTAATAATTTCTTTCGGCTTCGGGTGAACAATTGCTTCAAAAATCTGGTCAAGATGTTTATTTATCTTTTCAAGACCGGACATACCATAACGATAAAATGCAGTTTCAATTTTCTTCTGCATTTCATTCATCATCACATATGCCCTTGATAAAGCTGGATTGTTACTTGATTCTGTAATCCGCGGTTCACGATGTTTATTAACAGGCGGGACATACAGTTCTTCTTCCGGTTCTTCCGGAATAGGAGCCGGTTGCGGTATAGGACGAGGACGCGGACGAGGCCTTGGCATAGGCGCTGGCGCTGGTTCAGGTTCAGGAATCGGCGCAGGTCTACGTTGCGGTACAGTCTTCGGACGATTTGGACGATATGGAATACGAGTACCTTCGTTAATTCGGGTATCATATTCATCATCGTATTCGTTATTGAATTCATCCTCGGTTTCTTCAGATTCGTCGATGGTTTCATTGTAGAAATCATCATCGTCCATTTCGAAACGCTTTGCCTGGAGTGCTTTTTGTTTTTTGTGCAGCTCAAGCTGTTGTTCTTCAGTCATCGAACGTTTTTGTTCTTCTCGTTTATAAAAGTCTAAAAAATCACTCATATTTATACCGTTTTATATTTATAAAGATTATTCCTCAGTTTTGGTAGTAAGCTTTATATAATATGTTTTAGACAAATCTTCTGGAGTCATTACAACGACGAACGGCATTTCAAGAATTCTAGTCAAAGTGTTGATTAGGGCAGTTCCATATATTATAGCCTTATAATACATTTCATTGTCAGTATCTTTTAATTTTAAAAGATTATCAATACCTTCGTCAGAAGTAAAGTACGTATAATAATCTGGACAGCCATCAGCAACAATTGAATCGAGAACCTTTTCGAATACTTGCTGTGCTTTCTCAGATGTCACAAAATCAACAATAGACTGAAGAGGATTTGGCTTATCATGCATGGCCAAATCATGTAAATATTTCAAAATATTATTTAACTCAGGCGTTTCCGGTTTCATTCAGTTCTTCCTTTTCTAATGTCTTGACCATCTTATCAAAAAGAAAATCGTAAATCTTTGTAAGATATTCATCGACATTGGTCATAGTAGTATTAAGAATATTTACATATATCTTACCTGCAAAAGAAGGTGTGATGGTGATATAGCCGCAGTAAGCCATTTCAGAAATAAACAGGGCATAATAATCCTGTAATGCCCTGTTTCCGAGACCATCAAACACTTCTTCTAGGTTTTCTTCAGCTTCAACAATGTTATTGTATATTTCTTCCATTAAATCATCTTTGCTGAAATTTTATCAATTATACCGAGCTTCTTTGCTTCGCTGGCAGACATATAGTTGTCATACGAGGTAAGCTTTCTAAGTTCATCGAGGCTCTTGCCAGTCTGCTTCTTAAAAATCTTATTCATCGTATCTGTCCAAACCTGCAATTCATGCTGGATAATATTTATATCGTCAAGCTTGCCACCGACTTCAGTAATGCCGGCCTGATGAATCATAATACGGGAGCTCGGGAAAGCATAGCGATGACCGATTGTACCAGATGCGAGAATGACAGACGCCATAGAACTACACGGTCCGATACAAATAGTATTAACTTCAATATGCTTAGACTTCAACTTATTGATACAGTCGATAATTGCAAATCCAACGTCGCATTCGCCACCAGGAGACGAAATATAAATCGTAATCGGACGCTTTGTACCGTCGTCATAGAAACACAACTTTTGAATAATATGAATACCCAATTCCCAAGTAACCGGACCTGTCATAAAGATAACGCGGTTGGCTTCGAAATAATTATTACGGGCCATATCAAAATAGTTACCGAGTTCAGCAAGATTTATCGGCTGGCCTTCGCCTTCATTCGGATTCTCCGGATTTTCAGGCATATCCGGATTTTCAACCGGTTCCTGAATTTCATCATTACGGACTTTTTTATACTTACGCTTAGTTAATGTGGCTTTTAAGGACATCTAAATACCTTTCATTATTGTTGTTCAACTTATAAACTGTTGGTTGTTTCGGCTTATCGATTTCAGGATCATCCTGCGGCGCAATATTAGCGCTTTTGAATAAAACCTTACCGAATGAAATTGCTGCTTCGACACCGCAATATTTGATAATGCGGTATCGTTTAGTGATTTTATTGAAATTAAAAACACCAACATCCCTTTCTCTGGATAACAAGATATACTTATTACCTCGGGAATCCTTATACAAATGACCTATTTCGAAATTCATACAAGATTATTCTTCCCTAAAAAAGTATTAATTTTCTTGTTCAAGTCCATGTTCTTGAGACAAATAGCTTTCTTTTCTTCTTCGTTATAATCGTCGTAGTTTTTTATGAAAACTTTGGCATAGTCGTCAAAATGTTCAAAAACATCTTCGATTACAGAGGCATAAACGGTTTTTACAGCATTAAGCGGGGTCACTTCTTTCTGATTCATTTGAATATTCATATACCAATTTTTCCAGTTTTTTAGTGAATTCAGTTTTATTAGCAAAATCCGGCAATTTGGTTTCCGCTATAGCAAACCATTCTTGCAGAGTCTTACAAGTTTCCAATTTTTCCGAAATTTTAGCTGCACTGTCGATAACATCCTTCAATGCGGCGAACTTTTTCGGATCATTCGCAATTGAAAGTAAATCCTTATCTCTCTTAAAGAGAGGCGGGATATTAAACGGTTTGTGCTTTTTCGCCATCGGTTTCTCCTTCAACGACTAATGTTTCAGTATTATCCGTTTCGGGACCGACACTATCGCCTACGGCAACAGCACAAGTTTCAACACTGTTAGCTTGATGTAGTATTTCAGTTGCTACTTTATGCTGCCAGTCATCGTAAACTTCCTTAATTGCGGAATCATAAAAATTACCGTTCTTAATATCGTCATAAGCAGCAAAGAGCTCATTGCAGATTGTCTGCTTCAATATATTGTTCAACGGCTGACAAAAACAAAGCTTATGCTTGTTATTCATATTTCGTGGATAACGCACATATCTGAAATTGTCCTTGATAATAAGTTCAAGGCCGGTAAGGAGCAGGCAGTTATCGAATGTAACCTGCCCGACTCCAACCACATCATGGAACTTCTTTTTATACGGGTAAACTTTTACCTTTGTAATTTCCATGATAACCACCAATTACAGACTATTTGCAAACTGTTCCAGTTCGTACCCAGTCCTATCGTAAAGCTTAGGATCCAGAACACAGTTCTGAGTCGTAATCATAATCAAAAGCTCAAATACACACTTGATTTCTTCACGCGGTTCAGCTTCGGAAATAGCAATCATCTTAGAAATGACTTCTTCTGGAATCTTATGCATGATTACAGAATCATTCTTATAATCAATGAAATGTTCCTTGTAATCATTAAGATACCAAACAGCCTTTCCCAAATCCTTTTTAGGAGTACCCTTATCACGATAACGCATGCAATATTTCCAGCAATTACCCAAATCGAAGTTCAGCCAGCGAGTAACCTCGATTGCTTCAATTCCAGATTCATGTGAACGGTAATGCTTGGGCTTATTAATTTCCTCTTCAAGTGTCTGACCATTAATCATATGGTTTCCTCTTTAGTTAATGCTTCAAGAATTTTTTGCTGTAGCTCTTTTTCGTTATCAGTATGCTCTTGAAGTTTTTGTTCATTTATATAGTTATTGAGTTCCTGACGGTTACGTTCCTTGGCTTGCATTACCCTGATAGGGATAAAGATTACAAGGAAATAACCGAAAGCTATGCCTAGATATGGCAAGATATTTTTGACGAAATATATAAGGGCGTTCTGTACTGTGTCGCCATATAGGCCAGTAATGCCAAGAACGAATGAATATACAATCGCGCCCGTTATAGAAATCGCCAAAACCGACTTGGACGACTTAATGCCGTCCACTAAATTTTTCTTAAAATTAGAGAGCTTCGTCATCTTCCAGATATGCCTCAATGTCGGTTTCCGGAATCATATAGCACTTCTTATTACTAGACAATCCAGAGGCAGTCTTAACAGGAATCTTGAATTCCTTATTATTTTCCTTGGCGTCAATATAGACTATACGGTCACCGACCTTAGAATGTTCAACACCGTCACCGACAAAAATAACTTCTGCTTCAACCAAATGGCCTTCAGTATCGAGTTCCGGCACATAAATGCCAGCAGAGGTCTTCTTTTCACTAGAATCACGCGTAACGAGTACGTGCTTATCCTTAATCTTGATAATAGATTTCATATTTCCTTTCTCGTCTGTATCAAATACGAAGTCTACCATGGAATCCGGAACTTCGTAAAATTTTTCCTTTGTTACCTTACCATCAGCGCCCTTAATCGGAAGCGTAATCTGAATGGAACTCATTTCAGCAAATGAAACCTTTTCGCCAATGTTGCAATGACACGGAACAACGGTATTCGTTTCAGGATCATAAGTACCTGGACCCTGCATAAAGACAGTACCGGAAATATTATCGATAGAACGCTTGATTTCAGGAATGACAAGACCGCCAAGTGAAACCTTATCATCGGTTGTACGTTTGACGAGCATATAATTCTGAAGAACTTTCTTTACACCGACAACATTGTTCTCACCATCTTCTTCGAGAACCATAATAGCTTCATTCTGCTTCATCTTGAAAACCGGAGACTTAGCATTCTTAAGCTTAATCGGCTTAGCAACACCGGGATTGTAAACAATAAGGTCACCGACATTAAGATTTACAGAAACATGCTGATTGAATTTCTTATTTACACGGCCAGTACCGATACCGACCACACGGCCATAAGCCATCGGCAAAGTACCGATATTCGGCAAAACAAGTCCACCACTAACAAGCTTGTTAATTGACGTATTTTCTTCGACTAAAATATTAAAGTCGACAACTTTCATTAGTTACCTCTATACTTTTAATAGGAAATCTTCTTTATTAAATTTAGCAAAATTTGCACGGCAATCATTGGTCAATAAAATTTTTCCGTCTTTTTCCATAATGCTCTTTTCAGAACTGTTGCCGTAATGCCAAATATTTATATCAGAATAATCAATATTCATTTCGTCAGGATGATAGTATGTAATAACAATATTAGGAATCGGTGTAGTATTTATAACCTTATTCACTCGTTCAACTTCATCGCTAAATATACTTATTTTATCGTCCGTCCACCACTTCCATGTGGAAATTTTTTCTTGCATTGAAAAGCCCATAGCGCCGCCGATATTAATACCGAAACGTTCCGTACAGGTTCCATCGAGTCTGACAGGACTGCATTTGGTTTTTTGCGGGCAGCGAAGCCTATTCTTGACATTTTCAAATTTATTAGCAAGCGGTATATCGGAATTCATATCACAACCACCATAAACATAAAATACGCCCCTATACTTTTGAGCGAGGCGTATTAAAAACGAGGACTCAATCTCGTCGAATTCCGATATACCTCCGGCAATGCAGACGAAATCTGCCGGGACGAAATATTCATCAATAAACTTATCGTAAAGATCTCCTTTACGAACCCTATCCGTATAGGGCAAGTTTAAATTGTTAATGAAATAACAGTCCATAGCCGGTATCTTACTAATTACTTGACAATCTTCTTACGAAGTTCACGCCATGCATGAAGGATTGCACGGTCATTATCTGTACGCTTATGCTTGCCACGCATGATACGTTCGGCTTCATAGCAAAGCTTGCCTTCAGATTCTGAAAGCTTACGAAGACTGTAAATAGAAGCACGAGTTACTCTCGGGCGACGGATTTCCATTCCAGTCAACTGACGGCGGTTTCGTGTTTGGATAGTGTCTGTGGCAATCTTATATGCCTTACCGGTCTTACAGTTCATGACGTAAGTACCTGAATTTAAACTGATATTCATAATTAACCTCTTTAATGGGTGCATTCTTGCAACCATGACTACAATATAGAAAATATTATGTAAATCGTAAAGTTAACAATAGGGAATTATCTGGTTTTCTTATAAATAATGCATGAGATTAAATGAATTCCTAGAACAATGTATTCCTGGCTACAAGCTCAGAGATGTATTATATAATAACGACGATTTCCTAATCAATTATCTGTCGGAACCGGAACACAATTACGGTGTCGCCAGTATTTTCATTGACCGTGATTCTTTATTGGAAGAACTAGAAGAACACGGAATGAAGATGTCAGGTTTCGATAAGATGATTCAGAAATATGGCTGGTATATATCATTCATACGCGGTAACAAGGTCAGTCTTCTGAAACTTAACGGCTATGATGAAGGTTTCTACGATGTCGCCGGCGCATATTTCAGCAATCTATATCTGCATATTACCAAGGCGGGTCCGTCGAAAATTAAATCTACCGGATTAATCGCAAAGGATTCGTTAGACCCGGAAATTGATATATCCGGTACTATGAAACGCGGAATTCTATATCCGAATAAGCGTGTCTATTTATGGAAGCTCGAAGATATTTCTGGAAATCTTATGAAATCTTCCAAGAATTTCGAATCAAGATTGATTGGAACATTCAGAAGCCTGTTTCGTGGTCTTAACGCATCTGGATATGGAATGTATATGTATCTGATTCGACTTCCACAAGGTCTTAAGACACATTTTGACCAGGAATACGGTCCTGAAAACCCAGCGCGATATGTAACGCAGAATATTCCGCCGAGCAATATCAAATATATTGGCACTGTTACCAGAATTGAAGAAATCGTTCTGAATAAAGATGTCAGACGTTTGAAACAAATTCTCGGAATTTAGTAAAACTATAAATAATCTATGGCATTAGATAACGAAATTATAGAAGAAAATTTATTACCTGGTAGAGATCCGGTCGGATTTCCGCCGCCGGTACCGCCTCCGCCTCCTTCTGATCGCGGTCGTTTAAAACCTGTTCCTCCTGGACCTGGCCCGAGACCTCCTATGCCTCCTGGTCCTAGTCCGTTCCCGCCTGGCCCGCCGAGACCTCGTCCTGTAGAACCTCCGCCTCCGTCGCCGAACTGTGACCCGGTTAGGATGTCTACAGAAATTCAGAATATGGCGCAGATGAGAAACTACATCAAGATGATGCTTGGTTCTCCTGTTATCTGTATCGAAATCAGTGATGAACAGTTAAATTATATCATCGGCGACGCGGTTCGTTATGTTCAGCGTTATTATTACGGTATGGGTAACTATCGTGACTATCTGGTTATGGAACTGGTTCCTGGTCAGACTCATTATAAGATTTGTCAAGAACTAGAAAGTGTTGTAGATTTCCAGACTGCTTCATGGATTGGCGATATTAACGAATTGTTCACTTTGCCGCATAATGCCCTTTATGATTCCGTAATGAGCATGAACAGCTCGACAATCTATCGTGGTGCTTGTTACGGTAACAGTTCTGGTTTCGGCGATGTTCTTGGTTCCTGGAACGCTGCTTTGATGTGGCTTGAACAGGCTAAGATTGATTTCGGCGAGTCTTACCAGGTACGTTATAACGAAAAAGAAAAGGAATTGTCTATCTGGCCATCTCCTCGACACCCGGTCAGAGGAATTATGGAAGTCTATAAGCGCCAGCGTTCTGTTAAAATCTTTAACGACATTATGTTTAGAAAGCTCGTAGTTGCCATGGCTGGTATGAGATGGTGTAATTTCCTCAGGAAATATTCCATTACGATTGCAGGTGGCGGTCAGTTGAACGCAGATAGCCTTTATTCCAGCTATAAGGAAGAATATGATGCATGCGTTGAACAGATTCGTCTCGAAAGCACTCAGGGTGAATTCTGGATGTCTTAAACTTCCGAAAATCTTCATAAATGCAGGCTATATGCCTGCATTTATTTTTTGCAGATTTTTTGAATTTTCTCACATATATAAAGCATATAAAACCTATATGGAGGAAATTTATGGACTACGAAGAAGCATATAATCGCCTGTTAGAGAATGATATAGCTACAGCCGATGAAATTGAGCTCGTTACCGAAATTAATGGAAAGACTTTAGGAACATTGGTTGATATTCTTGAAGTCCGTACAGGCTCAAAAGATTTCAACGACATCTAAACTATAAATATTACAGGTTTTAACTAAGTGCAAAGGTTAAGCCTTTGCATTTTTATTTGAGGATTTTCAGAATATGGCAGAAGATAATCGTTTAAATCTTGTTGAAGGCACAGGAATTAATCTTGTGAAAGGTGACCAAACATTGACAATTAATACAACAGTTAATAATGTTGAATTGACATCGCCAGATAATTCAATTAATATTACATCTGCGTATGATGCACAGACTAATACTAGAACATTTAATATTGATGTAAATGGCGGTGGTGAATCTGGCGAAAATACGGTTTTAGAATCACCGAATAATTCAATTAATATTACATCTGCGTATGATGCACAGACTAATACTAGAACATTTAATATTGATGTAAACGGCGGCGGCGGAACCGGTGAAAAAATTGTGTTACAATCTGAAGATCATTCATTAAAAATTTCAGATACTTATGATTACTCAAGTAATACAACG